AATCCATCAACAATAGTTTCTGTAAATACATTTGCATCAACTTCACTATAATCTCTTATAGCTGTTACTAGTGTACTATATGTGTAATGTGATAATCCTGCCATAATTATTTACCTCCGGGCCCCATAGCTTTTTCTACATTGCCTCCTGTTTTAAAACCTTTAATTTCTTTTATTCTATCTTCAGCATATTTTTGATCAGCAGAATTTAATTCTCCAGTCTTAATAAATTTTTTTAATTCTGCACTAGTATATGAACCGCTTCTAAATTCTGTTCCTGGTTTTGGGCCCCATGAATAAGGTGTTGTCATAATTAAGCTCTATCATTAACGGGTCCAATTGTACACTGAAAACCGCCTCCTATTTCTGCACTAGTAGCATTAGCTACTAAAGGAAAAGTTAAATTATTATATAATACAGTTGTTTGTCCAACTGGTCCTACCACTACTGTAGAAGGCACTGCTGTTGCAAGATAACATCCATAAACTTTTGCTAGAGTATCATGCGAAGCTGCAGTTGTAGCTGGAGGTGTATTTCCTTTATAGGGTGCTGAAGTTCCTCTAGTACATCCTGTTAAACTATTTCCACCTATACCTGTGTATTGAACTACTTCATTTTGAAATTGTCCAAAAGTTGATGATGTAGAATCTTGATCTACTTTTTCAATAACAATGTATCCTGCTGTTGGAAAAGATGCTGCACTCGTTAAAGGAATTGTTGTAGCAGTATTATTAAGTGCTCCATTTAAAGTTGTAGATAATTCTAAAATTGTAATCACGACTCCCCCCACTGGGTTTTTAACATCTTGAAATCTTACATAAGTTGTACCTTCATTAAAATTATTAGCAGGATAAGAAACACTAACACTTTTATTAGCAGCTGTAGTTGTAAAAGGATTGTTAGGTAAAATATCTTGAACTGGAAATTCTGTTCTTGCAGGTCTTGCGTGTAATAAAGCTTGAGGATCTGCTCCTACTGGATGAGGCTCTAATTGCGGTTGCTTAGCTTCAAATTCAGAATTATGAACCCAGGCTCCTGTCCATTCTTTAACCATTTCTTTATAAGGAAATGCAGCACCAGATCTATCTGAAATAGATAGTGCTCTACTGCCTTTTGCGAATCGTGCCATAGTTATGCTCCTGGATAATATGCTTTAGGAGTAATGTAAGTACTAGCTGGAGATCCATCTTCTGATAACGCTCTAGCAAATTCATCCTCATATAATAATTTCATTTCTTGTGTTCTTTGTGGTGCAAATTTCATAGATAAATAATAAGTTAATCCTGCAACCATACAAGGTATAAATCTGTAAGGAGTATCAGTTGCATTAGTGTAAGCTCCTACATCTTGAATTCTTTTTACATAATGAATATTTAAATAATTACTTGCAGCAGTTGAGTTAGGTAAAGGGTAAATAGTTATAGTAACTTTATCAATAAATCTTTGTATCCAAAATTGTGAAGGCGTTCCATTAGCTGCTTTATTTGCTGTTGCAGCATAAGCGTCTCTTGCAACTTTAGTTAAACCTGTATCTGATTGTGAAGTTGTATTATAATTTTGTCTATAGTTAACATTTAAAATATCTGTAATACCATAAACATTTGTTACGGGGACAGTTGTTGCTTGAGGTGAAGCGGCTGCGGCTGCGGCACTATCAACTGAGTTTCTATAAAAAGTATATGTTCCAGCACCTTCGTCAGTTGCATTTACATTAGTAGTAGAACCTACTATTAAATTAATATTAGTGTTTCCAATTTCCCAAAAGTGTGCACCTCTGTTTCCCCATTCTTGAAATAAAATATTTAAAGATCTTCTAGCTGTTTTTAATTGATGTCCGGAAGTACCAACTAAACCAATACGCTCATAAGCATCTTGTATAATTTCATCAATAGAAAAGTTCTGATCAAATGCGTATGATCCAGAAGTAGTATTCGCCATTGGCTAATCCTTTAAAATGTTCCGATTATATAACAGAAATCACAGTTAGTTAGATCTGCATATAATCCAGTGTCAGCATAAATCCCTGCACCAGGTAAATCAAATTGACGACTACTGCCATCTGCTGTTCCAAATTTACCGTGGTAAATTAATTTAGCTGCTGTTTTTGCACTTCCAATTTCATTATATATTTTTATTTCAGCATTTGCTCCTGAGGCCTGCATGAACACAGACATAATATTACATTTAGTAATATTAGCAGCTGACCCACCTACTAAAGCTTGAAATTGTCCATCGGCTTCGAGTGCTACCGATTGTCTTACTTTTGATGTTATTCCCATAATTTTTCTCCTTAAATTTTGTAGAGGCCCCGAAGGGCCCCATTAATTATTTATTACGCTTCTTTTGCAAAAATACCTTGAACGTCTACAACTGTCCAATGAGCAGTTGAGTTCAAAGATGCAATAGTAACATAGTCACCTACTTTAGATGTAGCTTTTGTATTAATAAGATCTTTGTTATCTGTTAAAGATCCAGCGTACAAAATACCATCATTAGCATTTGGGCTAATTGTTAAAGTATTGACATCATCTTGTGCAGTATTTACAAATGTAATTACTCTTCCAATTGAAATTGCGGGTAAAGTAAAAACAACACCATCAGTTCTTGATGTAAATGTCATTCCTGCTGCTAGCTCAGGTGCAGTTACAGTGTGACTAGCTGATTTATTTTCAAGATTAAATCCAGTTACTGTTGCTTGATTAAACTTACCTTGAAGTACGGGTCCTCTAAATAGAGTTGTTGCCATGATATATTCTCCTAGTTTGTATGAATAGTGTCTCTAGGCCGTTACGCGCTATACTCACGTCGCTATTCAAAATTATTAATTAATGTATAGTGAGTAATTTATAGCTTATTTTAAATTGAATCGCAAGGATGTTATCCTTTATAGTTATATACTATTTCTCTGTCTTGAGCTGCTAATACATAATCCACAGTCATAATGGATGCGTTTTGTACTGAGTTTATCATATCAAAAGCAACACCTAATCTAGTTGCTGCTGTAGCTGGAATAGAACTTGCTGTAGAACCAGAAATTGGGCTACCATGTACAAACGGTGGATAAATTTGTTGTTCGTTAGTAATAGTTCCATAAAGTTCTCTGTTAATATAAAAATTAACTCTATTTCTACCTAAATTGTTATTATTAAATACTTCAAAACCAACAGTTAAATAAGTGTCTGCTGTCACTGTACCTAGTGCAGCGTATTTTGGATAGTTTCCATCATTAATTGCATCTATATTTGCGTACGTAGAATTGTTGTCTGCTCTACACACTGCTCTTATCATAGTGTCTCCAGCAGTTAAATTAAAACCAATACGTCCTTCTCCTGAACCAGCTACAGCATCTGTTGCAGCATTTCCCGAAGCATCAATTATTTGTGCTAAGCCTACAAATATTGCGGGTGCACCTGTAAAATTATTTAATTTAAATCTTGTTTCAAAATATGTTCTATAAGGAGTTACGTTTTCATCATTACTATTTTGTGGAACATTAAACGTTAGATCACCTTGAGTAGTAATTGCATCTGTTGCTGCTGTATTAGCAGTTGATAAAGCTAGTGCACCTTGAAGTGCGTTTGCAGCGATTGCTACTGTTCCAGCATTACTACCTGTAATAGAAGTGTAGTCTTGTCCCATTTGAGCACCAGCTGTTACAGCTGTGCCAATAACATTACCATTATAAACTTGTTGACCAAAATCATCAAAGAAAATTCTTTGATCTGGATAAGCACCTGTATTTAAATTTTCTAACGAAGGTACTTGATTTGAAAATAAAACGGGTCCTGTAAAATGTGTTGCTTTTGATATTTTGTGATGTGACATAAATTCTCCTAATTTTTAAAAATTTATACCTTAATTTTAAGTAGAGTGCAAGAGATCCTTACATAAAAGTGCGATTTCAGCGATGTAGCTTTGTGACTTAAGTAGCTACAGAAACTTGTGGAGCAGAGTCTTCTACTCTGTTTTGTAAGTGAGCAATTCTAGCTTCTTCAAGCTTTATGTCAGTAATGACCTTTTTAATCGTGTCATCTATCCTAACCATGTCAAGAGTATATCTGTTATTATCCAAATGCTCCTGTTGCCACTTCAACTCCAAGGACCTTTTTTGTTTGTATAGGTCTTGTATCATTGATAACCTCTTCATAAGTTATTCTATTTAATCCCGAATGATAACTATCACCGAGATATTCCCAAACAATACTCTTTTCTCCTAGTTTGTCAAGTATAACTTTTTCAACGTTTTCAGCTGTATCTTCAGCATGTTCAATATTAAATTTTGTATGGTAATTGTAGGCCCATATATTGATTAGAGTTTTTTTCATAAGTTTTTCTTTCTACTATTAAAATGTGGCGGAACTGTGTCCCGCCACAAAATGATTATTGCTTACGCACCTTCACAACCGAAGATACCTCTAAAGTCTGAAACGCCGAAAGCGTATCTTTCTCTAGCTTTGTATCTAACATTGCCTGTATCGAAGTCTCCTTCCATTGACGTAGTCAACGGAGTTCTTGAGAACATCTTCATACCATTTGGAACGTCAGTCATAATGTACCATGAATCAGCGTCAGTTAGGAAATTGTTCACTCTGTAACCTTGAGGAATCATACCCATTGAGTTGATTGCATTGATGTCATTATCAGCAGTTTGAGTTCTACCTTGAGACTTCATAAGTCTTTCAGCGTTGAACTGATTTGCAGAAGGAATTATCATTTTAACTCCTTTAGCTGCAATTCTTAAACCTCTTTCATCAGTCATAGCAGCGATATCAATCAATGCTTGTTCTAATGAAGTTTCGTTTAAGTCTGCTTGTGTGCCAAGTGTATTCGCTACAGTACCCGCGATAGTTGGGTGTACTAGCGAAAGTAAGTTAACACCGTCACCTGATTTAAATGATGATGCTGCCGCTATTGCGGGTAGACCATTATTTAAAGGGTTAGCGCCTTTAACTTCTTTTGCGTTAGACATAGATCTTGCTAGTGCTTTTGTGTATCTAGAAGAAAGTCTGTCATAAAGGTTATCCTCTATTGCTTCTTCTGTGATAGCGAAAGCTAGCGCGATCGTTTCCATAGTGTATCTTGCAGTATAAGTCTCTTGTGCATCGTCGTATGCTACACCTTGACCTTCTGCTTTTACATCTGCGTTAGCGAAACCAGATAACATTACTTCCTCTTCGAAAGCTCTGTCTGATGATTCCGTAGTATAAATCTCAGCGTGCTGATTTTCATACCGTTTGTATTCAAGCCCGAATAGTGCATTCAAACCTGGTTCTAGTTCTTTAACTAGTTGTGCTCTTGATATTGCCATGTTTTTATACTCCTATTATTGCCATGTTACAGCGTTGTCTAAGTACTGGTTTTGATTCTGACAAACAACAACGGTTCTATTCGCCGCATTTTCATTGTTTTCAGGATCTTCAGCCGATCTTAGTAATCGCCATTGATTTGCTGTGTCTGATACTCCCGCTAGTAATAGCTTCGAGCTTGACTGACCAGAAATTTCTGATCCTGCTGCAGTTACAGTTACACCATATGTTCTACCATATTGTGACTGTGCCGCTGCCGTGTCTAAACAAACTGTAAACAGTTGTAAAGGGTTGTCAATTACGAAAGCCGTAACGTCTTCACTATTAGCCGGTGTAATCGGTTGATTGTACCAGTTCGCCCATGTAGGTTTTTGAGTTGTCGCTGCATTATAAAAAATGCCGTTCAAAATCCCTATAGACTTGTCGCTTATAACCGCTTGTGCAGTTTTGATATACCCAACTTTGCTCTGTACTACAGAACCTTGGAATAAATCAACACCATATGCAGCGTCTATGTAGTATTTGCCTTGACCGCCAGCAGCGTCAGTTGAACCAACAGTGCCTT